CCGTCGATGCGGCCGTGGCCGGTGTACTGCCACGCGCCCCAGTCCTCCCAGCCCGGCGGGATCCGCGCGGGCTCGGCGCCAGCGTTGTAGCTCGCGACCATGTTGCGGTAGCTGCGCAGGGCGGAGAGAAGCGCCGGGGGCGCCTTGCGGAAGTACGCGTCGAACGCCCAGAGCGGGAGGTAGATCCACGGCTTGCGCCCGGTGGCCTGCTCGACGACGGTGAGCCACGCGAGCGCCCACAGCGCCGTTGCCTCGTGGCGGCGCGCCGAGGTCCAGCCCGTGAGCGCGAGCAGCTTGCCCCGGATCCGGGCCGAGACTCCGCGCTCGAGGTCCAGGATATCTGGCGCGGACGGCCTGGCGCATGCGGCTTCGACGGCGGCCGCGCGCTGCCGGAGGTAGTGCTCCGCCTCCGCGCGGGCGTCGGCTTCGAGCGCCACGACGTCGTAGCTGGTGCGGTCGAGCGACGGATCGGCGAAGTGGTACCCGCCCCAGTCGAGCCCGTAGACCTCGGCCGCGGACGCCTGGCGCAGGGCCTCGCGGTTCACGTAGCTGGTGCCCTCGGTGAGCTTCAGCCAGCACGTCCGCACGCCGGCGACCTTCACGCGCGCGAAGTCCACCAGCTTCTTCGTGCCGCCCTCGTTGTGGCCCGAGAGGTCGATGCACAGGCGCACGTCGACGCCGCACGCGCGGAGGTCTGCCAGATCGAGCACGTCGACCTTGCGCCCCAGCCTGGACCGGGCGGCGGCGAGCGTCACCGGTCCGAGGATGCCGTCGGGCTCGACGGCGAGCAGGGTTTGGAGCTCGCGGACGAGCTTGCCGCGAGACCCGAGGCGGAGGGAGGGCATCATCACGCGAGCGGCGGGAGCACGGCGAACCAGTCGCCGTCCTGCGGGGTGAAGCCGAAGCCCGACGTCACCGTCGCCGAGCGCGGGAAGCTGGCGCTCGTGGACAGGATCTCGCGGATGTCGGCGCAGCCATCGGCCGACCTGCGGACGAGGAGCCGGAAGCCGGCGTAGGAGATGTTGCCGTCAACCGGGAACGCGGGGCTCTTGATCAGGGTCGTCGTGTGCGAGCCGTACGCGAGCTTCCCGCAGCACAGGACGGTCGAGTTGAACACGAGGCTGAGCATGTTGCTCAGCGTGTCGTAGCGGTTCGTCCCGTCGCCGATGGCCTGCTCGATGGTCGCGATCTTCTCGATCAGGCCGCCCTCGTTCTCGAGCGCCCCGCTCGTCTGATTCACGATGAGGGCCATGTTCGCAATGTCGGTGACGATGTCTGCGTCGATCGGGGTCCCGAGCTTCGTGTCGAGCGCGTCGAGCGCCTCGGTAACCGGCGACAGGTCGACCGACGCCGTCGCCGTGAGCGTCAGGGCGATCCGCCGGCGTTGCGTCTCGGCCTCCGTCCGGTATGCGATCTCGAGCGCCCCCCGGGTGGAAGTCGCCGTGTCCGCGACCGCGAGCTCGAAGTCGTACGAGCCCGGAGCCGCGGCCGTCAGCTGGCGCCAACCGTCGGCCGAGGGAAACAGCGACGACGCCGAGGCCGGCAGAGCCGCGCCCGCCGTCGTCGTGAGCACGTCGGCGATCGCACTGTCCGAGCTGTCGCGCAGCCTGAGGTAGAGCTTCCCGTCGTCGGGGGCCTCGACCCGCCCGTTGCGGTCGAGCAGCGTCGCGTTGCCCTGGTAGGCATAGGTCCCGCTCGTCGGGATCGGGAGCGTCGAGGGGACGGAGACCAGGCAGCGGGAGATCACAAGCGGGCCTCCGGGGCGGGCGTCTCAGGTGCTCACTCGTTCAGGTCTACCGGCCCGACTCGGCCCTCGTCCAACGATGTACAGCGTCAGCGATGGCGCGCCGACGCTCGCAGCGCCGCGGCGCCGGTACGCTCCCCGTGTGGGCAGCATCACGACCGATCTCCGGACGCCAGAGCTCACGATCCGGATCACGCTCGACACGTCGTTTCTCGACGAGTGGCAGGCCTTCGAGCGGCTCTTCCCGTACGCGATCGCGCGCGCGCTCAACAAGACGGCGAAGCGTGCCGGGCGCGACCTCCGGATGTCGCTGACCGAGTACTTCACGATCCGGAACAAGTGGACCGCGGGCGGGATCGGGATGCCGAAGGACCCGACGAAGTGGGCCAGCAAGGACTGGCAGCGCGTCGAGGTCGGCGCCGCGCAAGACTACATGCGGGCCGCGACCATCGGCGCGCACGGCGGGCACACCCGGCCGGAGGGAAAGCAGCCGGAGGGCGCGATCCCAGCGCCCGGGATCCGCGCCGCGCTAGGCACCGGCGGCCGCCTCTCGAAGAAGAGCCTATGGCCGAAGGCGCTCGTGCGGTCGAAGAAGGGCGCGATCGTCTCGAGCGTGGAAACGCGCCGTCGGTACGTCGTCGCGACTGACAAGCTCGGCCATGGCATCGAGCCCGGCCGACCGATCTGGTGGCTCACGACGGACGCCTCAACGCAGATCGATCCGGTGTGGCCGATGGAGGACATCGTGCGGAAGACCTTCGCGGAGCACTGGGCCGCGGAGGGTAAGCGGTCGATCCGGGCCGTCATCAAGCGCGCGAAGAAGCACCTGAAAGAGGGCGATGCCCTCGCCACGGCCTTCGCCAGGCTCGACGAGACGCGGCTCGACTAGCCGACGAGGCAGAGCGCGACGCCGTAGCCCCGGGCCGCGTCGAACGGCACCGTGATCTCCATCACCTCGACGGGCCGGCCCTTCGGCTTCGCCGACGCCCGAGCGACCCCACCCGGGCCCGGCTCGAGCAGATCGCCGACGGCGACGCTCGCATCCACGCGCACGCGGACCTGACCAATGAGCGCGACGACGGACCACTCCTCGGGGCGGTCCCGGCGCGAGACGTACGGACGGCCGGGCTCGTACTCGGCCGACGGCTTCGGCGCGTCCACCGTGTACCGCACGGCGTCGGCCGGCGGTGTCCGCCCGTCGAGCTCGGAGAGCAGCCCGTCGAAGGCCTCGCGAGTCCGCGTCCGGACGATGCGCCGGCCCTCGGTGACGGCCCCGTCCTCGTGCGTCGCGGGCTCGACGACCTCGCGCACGTCGTACAGCGCCGACCAGCGCACGTGCTCGTGTGTCTCCATCACGCGAGCGCCGAACTCGTCGCGCTCGTACCGCCCCGACCAGGACGGGCCGTCACCACCGAGGACGAGCGGCGCGGCCGAGACAACACCAGCGACACGGTCCCCGGGCTGCGCGAGGCGGACCTTTCGGCCGGTGCGTGCCACGAGCGCCCCGGCCGGGATGGCGCCCGCCGTCTCGTTCTCGAAGCACTCGGCGAAGTCCGCCGCGCCTGCGCCGACCGAGCCGTCGGCGTAGACGTCGCCGGTCGTGCCGTCGACACGGAACGTAAGGTTGTGGTCGGAGTCGCTGAAGCTCGGCTTCACGCTCGCGTGATACCCCATGGCGAGGGCGAAGCTGTGCGCGAGCTCGGCGTTCTTCGAGCCGACGAGCATCGCGCACTGGCGGCTCCCGCCGATGTTCGTGCTGTGGCACGCCGCGCTCACCGACTTGTCGCCGTCGGTCTGCGCGTCGTAGCTGCCGACCGTGGTCGCGCTCGAACCGTCTGCGCCCGAGGCCTCCGAGCCGCCCACGAGCGCGTTCTGTCCGTCCGCCGTGCAGTCCTGCGTCCCGGCGACGACCGCGTTGATGCCGTTCGTGCCGGTCGCGCCGGACGACCCGACCGCGGCGCACTGTGCCGAGTCGTTGATCGTGCAGGTCTCGGCCGCCAGGATCCCGCATTCGGACGACGCGCCGGTGACCTCGCAGGCCTTGGCGCCGACGATCGCGACGTCGGTGCCCTCCGCCGTGCACGCGTCGGTGCCGCCCATGAATCCGTTCGTGCAGGGGGCCCCGGAGCCGAGGAGCGCGTCGTCGGTCCCGACCGCTGCGCAGTTGACCGCGCTGTCGCCAGGGCCAGCCGTGCCGATCCCGGACTTCTGCGACGCGATCGCGACGCTGCGAAGCCCAGTCGACGCGAGCCCATCGGACGCGCCCACGAGGTTCCGGCCGCCGCCGGCCGCCTGGCACCCGAGCGCGGCGATGACCGCGCGCGTCGAGGGCGTCGTCACAGTCCCGGTGTCCGAGGAGCCGACGGCGGTGGCCTTGATCGCTCGCGCGCCCTTCAGCGCCGCCGCCATCTGGGCGAGATCGGTGCCCGAGGGCGAGGCGCCCCCGACGTCGGTGATGACGGCCCGGATCTCCTCCTGGACGCCGTTGCACCACGCGGCGTCGAACTTCGTGGCCGGCGTGCCGGACCCGGCGTTGCCGTCGACGAAGAAGCCCTCGGTGCCCGAGTCGGAGAGCGACGGCAGCGAGGCCGCAGCGGTCGAAGTACGGATGCGCTTCATCGATCAGGTCTCCGTGTACCAGTAGAGGACGCGCGTGTGCGCCGGCTTCAGCGCGTTGACGAGACACTCCAGCTCGTCACGGCCCCAGTCACGCAGCGGGTCGTTGCAGTCGTCGTTGCACGTGCACTCGAACAGGTCCGTCATCGGCAGCACGAGTGCCCAGGTGTTCATCCAGGCGGGGCCGTAGATCGCCGCGTTGCAGTCGTCGTTGCAGTCCGCCCCATCGAACTCGACGATCTCGCCCTCGAGGCCGAAGCGATCCGCGACCAGCTCGAGGAAGTACGCGCGCGACTGGCCGCCGGCCCGGGCCCGGAGCTTCGCCCAGGCCGCTTCCTGCCGCCGGGCGATCTCGGTCGATGCCCCGCCGCACTCGGGAAGCCCGAGGGCGTCTTCCCAGGCGTCGAGCGCGGCGTCACCAGCGCGTCCGGGATGGACGGCCGCGAACGCGTCCTCGACCGCGAGCCGCACGCGCCCGAGCTCCTTCGCTGCAGCGACGAGCAGGAGCCCGGCGGCCGACCCGAAGGTGAAGCGGTAGAAGCGCCCCGGCGGGAGATGCTGCCCGAGGCGCCGCGCGTACTCCTGCGCCCAGGCGCTGGCGCTCGCGTCCGGCCCGATCACACCCACGTGATGGCTCCGTCGGCGAGGGTCGGGATCTCGCCCGCTCCGTGCGTCAGATCGCCAGGGTCAACCGCGCCGCCGCCGCCGTCCATCGTGAGCAGCTCGTGGTGGTCCTCGCCCTTCGCGCGGGAGATCGCCGCGTCGAGCACGCTCCGGGGTACCGTCCCGCTGGGCTCCACGGTCCGGAAGAGCGCGCGGATCTCGGCGTAGATCGCCGCCTTCACGTCGTCGAGGAGCGCGCCCGTCTCAGCGGCGACGGACATCTCGAACGCCCACGGCTTCGCCACCGGCGCCGAGACCGTCACGTGCGCGGTCACGGGACGCCTCGCGTCAACGTAGGTCTGCACGGTCGTCACCTGGCCGCCCGACGGGATCGGGTCGTCGTCGGAGACCGTGAACCGCACGAGGACGGTGCCCTCGCCCGCCCACAACGGCGTGACCCACACGCGCGCGACGTCGACGCCGGACTCCTTCGTCCACTTCTCGTAGTCGGCGACGGCGCCGCCCTGAGGCGGCTTCGCGAGACGCTCGAGCGTTCGGCCCTTCAGCGCCTCGAGGCTCTCCTCGTCGAGGCCGGTCGTCGTCGTAGCCGACACCGCCGCCGAGGCCGCCACGCCCGCGATCGGAGTGGCGAGCTTCAGGATCACGCCGGCATCGCAGTTGCCGGCCTTGCCCGCGGTGTCGGCCTGCACGGTGACGGTGCCCTCGCCGGAGCCGTCGAGCGTCACGAGCGTGGTCGACAGGTACTCAGCGCCGTCGTCGCGGACGTACGTCGTGCCCGCCGGGATGTCGGTCGCCGGTGTGCCCGTCGCGTCGACCTCGAGGGTCGCGCGCACGGCGGCGCGGCGCTTCACGTCGAGCACGGATGCCCAGAAGGTGACCCCGTAGCTCGTGGCAGTCCACGGGTGCAGTTCGGTGACGGCCTTCTGCACGAGCCCGTAGAGCCCGTGAGCCACGGCAGCCTGCGAGCGCGCGAGCGCCCTCGGGAACGTCCGCCGGATCGTCGCCGCCGCTCCGAGCTCGTCGAAGTAGTCGGTCGCGACGCGCGAGATCAGCGTCCGCAGGGTCGGGATCGGGAAGATGGACGCCACGGGTCAGGGCCCTCCAAGAACGACGGTCGAGGCGCCGTCGATGAAGATCTCGAGCCGAATCTGTCCCGCCGTGTCACCTGGCCGCGCCACCGCTGACACCGTCGATGCGAGTCCGTCGCGTCTGAGCCAGAGGAGCGCCTCGGTGGCGTACTGCTCGGCGCGCCGCAGCTCGGCGTCCGTGATGACTCCCGACAGCGTCCAGAGCCGGGACCCGAACCGGTCGCCCGTCTCGTCGTACGCGTCGGCCCACCAGCCCCGGGGGCCATCGGCGGCGGTGTCGTCGCGCGCGTCCGTGAGCAGCGACGCGAGCACGAGCTCTTCGATCGTGCCGAGCGGGTCGCCCGGCAGGATCGGCAGGAGCCCGCTCGAGACCGGGCCGTCATCGGCGAAGACGTGCCAGGCCATCAGTCGGACCTCGTGACGTTCGATCCCGCGGTGATGGTCCCCGTGAGGGTGATCGGGGCCGGGTTCATCGTGGCGACCACGGCCGTCACGACGCCGCCGACGATGGTGGGGACGATCGCGACCACGACTGTCCCCGCGGGGATGGTCACGGAGACGGAGTCACCCTCGCGCGCGACGCGGTGCGCTGCGTTGTTCGAGCCGAGCCGCACGTCGCCGCTCTTCACGACGACGCGGTCGTCCTCGAGCCGCACCTGTTTGCCGTGGGCGTTGTAGGCGACGGCCTCCCCGGGCCCGAGATCCGTCGGTCGGTGACGACGGTCGACGACGGCGAGCACGATGGGATGCTCGGGACCGAGCACCCACGTGAGCAGCGCTTCGGCGCCCGCGAGCGGCCGGGCCGTCCAGCCGAAGGGTTCGAAGTGCTCGCCCTCATCGACCGGGGCCGTCGCATCATCGCCCTGGCGCGCCTGGACGACCTGCAGCTTCCGCGAGGCCTGGACCGCGGAGACGACCGCTCGCCGGATGAGCTCGATCATCGCGCGCGCCCGCTCTCGCCAGCGGTCCCGCCGGCGGCGCGCCGAACCGTGTCGAGGACCGTGGCCGCGTCCTGGATGTCGTACCCGCCGGCCGAGCGCTTGCCCCGAGTCTTCAGCGTCGGCGTCGTCAACAGCTCGTAGCCCTCGCGCGGGCCGAGCTCGAGCGAGGTCCGGAAGGTCGACGCGTCGAGACGGTGCTCGACCGACACGACCAGGAACGTACCGTCGACGAACTCGTCCGGGTCGATGACCCGTGCCAGCGTGTTCGGCGTCCAGATCTCGCCGTCGCGCGACCAGCCCGGGACCTCGTACGACAGGGTGATGCTCTTGCCGTACCGCGTCGACGCCTCCCACCGCGCACGGGCAAGGCATGCCGCGGCGTCCGCGCGACCCTGCGACTCGACCACCAGCAGGCGGCGCCGGCGCGGCCCGTCGTCGGCCGCGGTCGCCGACGCGAACAGGGACACGCCGAAGTCGGCGTCACCCCCGGCACGCTGGCCGTGACACCGGATCTCGGAGAAGCGCTGCTCGGAGTCTCCGGACACCGAGCTCGACAGGATGTTCCGGCCACGCTCAATCGTGCCCGCTCGGCGAACGCCAGCGCGCGTCAATACGAGGCGGCCCTCGGCGTCATCGGTGAGCAGCACGCCCCGCACGCGCGCCGCCCGCTCGAGCGCGGAGTACACGGTCTCGGTCCGGCTCTCCAGCGCGAACGACATCACAGTCGCATCGCCCGCCTGGTCGACGACCTCGACTCCGTACGGCGCGCAGAGGTCCGTGGCGATCTGCACGAGCGTGCGGCCCGTCCAGCGACCGACGTGGTCGGCGGTGCAGTCGACGATCTCGCGCGTCTTGCTCCGGCCGCTCACCGCCAGCCGGTTGCTGGACTCGGCACGGCTCGACTGGACCCGGCCGACGACGCCCGTGATGACCTTTCGCCCGTCGAGCCAGACCTCGCAGTCGGCGTCCAGCGGGATTGCCGGCGACGTCTCGCCGGGCTGCCGGATGGCCTCCAGCGAGAACGACCGGCAGGCCGTCTCGATGGACGTCGACACCTGGACCGAGGTCCACCCCGTGAAGCGCGCTCCGCCGACGCGCAGCTCGACAGGAGCCGTCATGCGCTCGCCACCTTCACGGGTCCGAGCAGGGCCCCCGGGTCGGCGGCATCGTTCCGCGCGACCAGGTCGTCCGCCCGGTCGGGGTCGCCGTACAGCCGGTGTGCGAGCAGGACCGCCGACTCGACCTCGTAGAGCGTGACGGTCTCCACCGGCACGAGGTCGCCCGCGATGGTCGCGACCGTGGCATCGAGCGCCGCGCGGAGATCGGCGAGCGCTGCCGCGGTGTCCGGCGTCGCGATCTCCTCCTCGCTCTGGATGGCGTCGGCGAGCACTCCGGCGGTCTCGTTCGCCGCGGTCGACGACGGGAACGACCACGAGGGCACGATCTCCGCGGCCCGGATGAGCGCCCCGACCGCGAGCAGCTGCCGGATCGCCACGGCGTTCGTGTCCGCTTGCGCGTCCGAGTCGGTCGGGTAGCTGCCCAGGACCGTGACTTCTGGCGACGAGCGCGCCGACGCCTGCAGCGCGAACAGATCCGCGATGTCGGCGAACAGCGCGAGGACCGCGTCCGCAAATCGCTGCGGCGTCTCGAGCAGCGTCCGGACGTTCGCCTTGATTTCGGCGATCCGTGCGACCGCGGCGCGCGCGTCTCCGACGACCGAGAGCGCGGCCGCGACCCCATCGAGCCCGGCGTTGACGACCGCCTCGGCTTCATCGAGGACGCCGTCCGCGAGGTCGCCACCCACCGCCAGCGCGGCGAGAAAGTCGTCGAGCAGCGAGGCGCGTGCCCCAGCGACGGCCGCCTCGAGCAGACCCGTCGAGTCCGCCAGCGGCACGTACGGCGCCGGGTCGATCTCGGTTGCCTCGAACGACACGGTGAAGCGCTCGTGCCGGACGCGATCGCCCTCGACCGAGAACGCGCCGATCTGGACCGTCAGCTCACCGTACAGCGGGTGGACGAGTACGCCCTCGCCGATCTCGAGCGCCGCCCGCAGCGCCAGGGAGCGCGCGACGGACCCCTCGCCGTGGATGAAGCCCTCGATACGGTGTCGGCGGGCGCCGAGCCCGAGGACTTTGCCCTTCGTCGTGTCCTCGAGCTCGTACACGTCGCCGCGCACCTGGCCGGAGACGCCGTGCGTGTCGACCTCGAATCCAACGCCTCGGAAGCTGGCCGGGCGGATCTGCTCGGTCCACGTCATCGGGTGGCCCCCGCGTTGCCGAAGACCCCGCCGAAGCCTCGGCGCCCGAGGTCCGCCGAGACCTTGGCGCCGCCGCTCTTGCCCTGGACCTCGGGGCGCGCGCCGCCCGGAAGGCCGTCGAAACGAACGACGATCTCCTCGATGCGGTCGTTCGCGCGCACCCGGCCGGCGATGTCGAACGGGGACGTGGCGCGGCTGGTGCGGATCGCGTCGTTCAGAGCGCGGAGCTGGTCGAGCGAGGCGCCCCGGTCCTGCAGCTGGTTGTAGAGCCTGATGCCCGAGTCGCCCTTCGACATCTCGCGGGCCACGTACTGCCGAGCGATCTCGCGCGAGGACTGCGGAGCGGGACGGCCGGTTAGAGCCCCGAGCGAGCCGACAAGGGTGTCGAGCGCTCCGCCGCTGCGGGTGTAGAGCTGTCGCCCACGCTCGTCGACGCCCGTCGCGGTGTCCTGCGGACCGAGCTGATTCGCCGTGTACTCGATGCCCTTGGCCCCAGCGTAGGCGGCTGCAGCCAGCGGCCCGAACCAACCAAGCCCCGCGGTCGCGGCTGCCTTGGCGGACGACTCGGCGGCCGCCACGTTGACCGGCAGCCCAATGGCGTTCAGCGCCTCTGCCTGCGCGACCGCCGCCGCGCCTGCACGCGCCGCCGCTATGCCTGCGACGGCAGCGGCAAGACGCGTCAGAGAGCCGATGACGGCGCCGGCGGTGAGCAACTCGAACGCCCCCTTGAGCCCGCCGATTGCGTCGGTCGCCGCGCTGATCGCGGAGCCGATCTTGCCGACGGTCTCCCACACCGTGACCGCCGAGCTCTTGATCGACTCCCAGCCGCCCTCGTCGAGCCACTTGCGCGTGGCGGTGTAGGCGTCGTGCAGCGCGGTTGCGGCCGTCTTGATCGCGCCCGAGATCCGCTCCGCGAGCCCGGCCCGGTTCTCGTTCAGGTAGCTCGTGATCGACTGCGTGAACTCCAGGACGGCGGGCGCCAGGTCAGTCGCGATCTGGCGCTTCAGGCCCGCCCACGAGTAGCCGAGCCGCTTGTTCGCGTCGTCGACCTCCCCGGCGAGCTGCGTCTGTGCCTCCGTCAGGACCGAACCCGAAGCCCGTGCCTCCTCGCGGAGCCGCTGCAGCCCAGCGGCGCCAAGGTCGCCGAACTTGAGCCAGGCCGTGCCCGCCCCGCCGAGGGCCGTCCGCATGAACGCCGCCCGCCTCGTGACGTCCGGGATCCGGCGGGCCGCCTCGACGATGACACCGACGGCCTCGTCCGGGCTCTGTGTCCCGAGCAGCTGCGCGAGCAGCGCCTTCCCGTCGCGGCTCTTCCGGAGCTCGGAGTACAGCGCGCCGGTGTGCAGCTTAGCCTTGCCGAGGTTCTGATTCAGCTTGGCGACGCCGGCGTCGAACTCCTCCATCGACAGGTCGGAGAAGTCGGCGGCGTACCGGAGCTCTTGCAGTGCGCCGACGCCGATGCCCAGCTTCGTCGCACTGGCCGAAACCTCGTCGCCTGCCTGCACGAACTCGTCCACCAGGCCGTGGATCGCGTGCGCTGCGAGACCGAGACCGGTCAGCAGGCCCGCCGAGCCGAATAGCCCGAGCTTCGCGACGGAGAAGAAGCCGGTCGCCGCAGCCTTCGACAGGCCGAACGCCGCTCGCGCCGCGCCGCCGACGCTCGTCATGGACGTAGCGGTCGAGGCGGCGCCGGCCTTGATCCGGTCCCAGGTCTTGCCCGCGTCGATGCCACCTCGGCGGAGCTCGGCCACCGCGAACGACCGGAACGCGGACCGATAGGACTTCAGCCCCTTCGTGGCTTTTCGGATCGCGCCGGACGACGAGTCCTTCGTCGTTATCTCGGTGCTGACCTTGAAGTCCGACACGTGGGAGCCTCAATTGTGGCGAGGACGTCTGACCACCAGCGGATGGCCGGGCCGTCGAGGTTGTCGAGCTCGCTCGGCGCCCACCGGAACACGAGCGCCAGGTCGACTAGGCAGAGCTGCCAGTCGGCCGGGAATTCCGGAAAAAACGGGCACACGCCTCGTCGAGCCGGCGGAAGTCGTTCCCGTCGAGGGCATCGATCTCGGACGCGGTGAGCGGCGGGCTCGACAGCGCGCCGATCAGGTAGGCCGCGGTCTGGTGCCCAGTCAGTGCCTCGATCTCGCGCAGGTGCTTCGCCTTCGGACGGCGGAGCACGACTTCGGCGATCTGCGCGCCGCCCGCGGCGAGGCACACGATCGGCTCGTTCAGCGCGATGCGGATCTCGGGGATGTACTTCGGCTCGCTCACGACGCGACCTCCTCGATCGGCGCCGAGAGCGGGTAGATCTCGATCCCGAGCTCGCCCTTCTCGTTCACGCCACCGGTGACCTTCAGCGCGGCGCGCGGGTACGTGTGCGTCAGGTGACCGACGATGACGCGGACGGTCGCCTCACGGATGTTCGCGAGGTCCTTCAGCACGCCGGTCTTCTCCGGGACCTGGATGGTCCCCGTGATCTTCGCGGTCTTGTGCATCTCCTGGAGGATCTTGGTGCCGTCGAGGCACGTCTCGACCTCGAGGTCGGTGGTCGTCGGATCCGACTCGAAGGAGCTCTTGAAGCTGAGCGCCTTTCCGTCCGCGGCCACCTCGACGCTGCCGAACTTGCGGGCCATGGCTTACCCCACCTTCACGCGGGCGAGGCCCGCGACCTGGTACAGCGGCGCCGTCATGTGCAGCGGCGCGAGGAAGTTGATCCGGTTCGCGTTGTCCGCATCCGGCTCGACGTTGAGCGCGCCCTTGAACTCCTCGAGCCCGCGCGTCAGGGCGTCCGTCGTGGCCTCCTGGTAGACCGACAGGATGAGCGAGCGGATGTCCGACGGGCGGACGACCTTGATCCCCGCGCGCACCGGCACGCCGTCCTCGACGATGATGTGCGCGGGGTAGGTGGCAGCGATCGTGTCGTGCAGCCGGTCGATGACCTCGGCGAGCGCGAGCATCGTGGTGACGTCGCGGAACTTCTTGTCGGGCAGGCCGGTCGTCGGGTTGTTCTTGTAGAGCGTCTTGACGCGCTCCACGAGGAGCGACCATCCGACCGACACGAGCGGCGTGATGCCGGCGGCGTACAGGCCGTTGCGGTCGTCCCAGTCGAAGAGACCGTCGCGGGGCGCGCCGAGCAGCGCGTCCGCCACGTCGGGCCCGGACGCGAGCTTCTGGCCGCGGGCCGGCGCGGACGCGACCTGGTCGGCGACGCGGGCGATGCA